AAATGTAGCCTTGCCACGGTAAGCACCTGGGGCCGATGGCCTCATACCGAAAGAACCCTGGCCCTCTCGGGCTTCGGTTTCGGTCTCGTTTTGAATCATAATTTCATAGCAGTTGAAAGAGGCCTCCGCTGCCGTCAATGCTTCGGCGGTGCCTGGAGTCGTCTCAATCTTCGCTGCCAATACCCGCTTGCGTTTCAATAGTGTCATTGCCCTAGTTCCCTTGATGCCCTGAGTTTGATTTTTCCACTCGCCGCCAGTGTGATTTCGCGTAGCCTGCGATTGATTTCGACGGGTAGCCGTTCGCGTGCTTTAGCCCCTGCAATCTCTCCGATGTTGCCCTCTCGGAAGAAATCGCCGGGACGCTTGCCAAGTACCCTGAGAAGCTTTCGGGATCCTTCGGCTGCCGGTCGATAAATATCGCCCCTCCATCGAGAAGCCACGAATCCGTCTTGTACCACGGTCCAACCGCCGCCTACGCTCGACTTGTACTGAGCCCCTAGGCTTTTACGCTTGCCGCGTTTCATCCGGCTGTAGCTTTTGCCCTCGAAATACTTGACCGGGAAGTTATGCCCCTCCCAAAGTCCGATCGTCACGCCCGCGTTGCCTGGGGTCGCTTTGTTCTTTTGCTTGATCGTTTTCTTTAGCGTCTTGGCCTTGCTGAAAGCCTTGACGATGCCCTTATTCTCGCTGCTCACCTTGAGATTCACCAAAGGCCCCAAGGCTTGAGCGCATTCGACTCGAACGGACCTAGCCGCCCGATTGACCGCCGTTGCTAGATGCCTCGGCAAGTGCTCACCGAAGGCCCCTAGATTGGCTCGCATCTGTCGCAACGATTCCTGATCGACCGTGACGTTAATCATTAGTTCCGTAGCTCCGTTGGATCGTCCTCGGAGTATCGGTAAGTGATCTGTAGCGGGATCGTCAAGCCATCTATCCCGCCGTCTGCCGCGATGAACTGAACGCTGCCCCAAGTCGCATCAATCGCATTGCCGCCGAAGGTGTGCCAAGTGCTAGAGCCATTGCAGACCGCTTTGATAACATCGGCATGGAAAGCGTTTAGGAGCTCGTCAATCGTTTCGGTCCCGCGTTCATCCTGCATGATATGGCAGTGGATGTTGAACGTCTGCCGCATTGCATTAGCTGGAGGGTTGCCGGGTCGGTCCAAGTCAGGGACTCGCTCGGCTGGCCCTTGCGTTAGGACAATCTGATTGTGGGCAGGCGTGAAGTTGGCAAATCGATTCGGTCTTTGTACTTCGCTGATCGCCGTCGAGTACGTAGCATCGTCAATCATCGCATCGAGACGCGATTTCAAGACAACTGCGATATTCTCAACGACTGCTAACGGCATTCTAGGACAAGCATCCCTTCATCGTGACTAAGTAGTTTTAGGATCGAATGCCGCTTCGGTGGCTGTCCGACTCGATCGGCAAACTCCAATTGATCGCCGCCCAAATTGAGTTCGTCGCTTGCGATGCCCTCGGAAGGGTCGTTAGCAACGTGAATTTCAAACATTGGATAAACAACGTCACCATCCTCGGGAAGGATGCCAAGGGCCTCGCGAATAACCACCGCGTTGATCTTCCTCGACCGACCGTTTCGCTTGTAGTAAACGATCGGCTCTGCGAAGTCTTGCGGGTTGGCGAAAACCTTCTTGGCATCCTTGATTATGGTATCGTGCAGGGTCATCGATTAGGATCGCTTCGAGACGATCTTAACGTAGTCAACCTTGCAAACGTCGGCGTTTGTGTTGGACGCTTTTTGCAATTGGACCAAGGGCTGAAACCCGCCGGTGTAAGCCGACAAGTCGAAGACCTGAGTTGCTGCGACTCGCTGCCCGTCGATGTAGAACTTAACATCGGACTTGCCGCCCGTGAAGTCGATAACAAACTCTTTGTAGGTCGTTCCGAGAGCGACGCCCGAAGAGATGTCGTTAACGTCTCTGGTCCCGTCATCGGATTCGCAGTACACCAAGGTCGTACTGTTCGCGCCCTCCATTCGGAACCAAGCATGCTCGGCAACCGAATCGGCGGTGTCGTTTCGAGCCGAAGCCAAACCGAATACGAGGATAGAACCGCTGGTGAAGGTAGCCGCCCCGAGCTTGACCCGCATTTCGATCCGTTGAAGGTCGTCGATGTCAAACGCCAAGCTATCATCGTGGTGAAGGCCAAGGATTTGAATCTGACTTGCACTTGTCAGAGTCAAGGTGGCTTCGCTGCCGCCCCGAACGTGCGTTGGTGGAGCCGCCCCGGTAACGTCGGTCAGCCAAGGCGTTCCGATGTTAGCCGAAGTTGGGAACGTCACCGGGGTGCCGATGAAGTCGTCTTCGTAGTAAACAAAATCTTTCAAGCCTGCCATGTTTGTAACCCTATTTTGAAAATGTTGTTGCCGTCCCAAAAAGCCCCCAAGCAATCGCCCAGGGGCTAGATTTCAATCGACACTACGCACGATTAGCGAAGATGCCGCGATGCTCAATAACCGCCGCTGCGAACGATTGACGCACCGTGTAGATGTACGAATCGTTTCGGATGTTGTAATCGCTTTCGAGCACTGGCGATTCTTCGCCACTCAGGAAGCTGATTTCAACCGTGTCAATCAGACTGTTGTCGGCCACTGCATACCAGTTGGTCGAGTTGTTGGCGTCCAGGTATGGGCTTGCAACAACCCGCAATTGCCGAGCACCACCGCGACCGTAAAGGTTCGAGACGCCGCTGTTCTTTTCGCTCTCGACCGAAGCCGTCGAATTGACAAGCTCCAATGCTGTCCCTGCGTAGGCCAAAGGCACCAAGAGGATCGACGGGGTAAGCCCAAGGAATACGTCGCTGTTGAGCCCTTTCTGCTTACCCATAACCTCAAAGGCTTTGTCGAGGGTCGTCTTGCTTGGAGCCCCAGCACCGCCCGAAAGGTTAGTCCCGGAGGTGTGCGATGCCGAAAACAAGTTGAACCCATCGGGCATCAAAGGATTCGACAAAAACACATCGTAGATGGCTTTTTCTTGCGTCCTACGAGCCGCTGATCCGTGCATCGCTGGAATGCGAGACAAGGCATCGAGGTCATCGTTGATAACCGTTTCCCAGGTGACGGTAAATTCCTTGCCGTACTTCTCAATCTTGTACGACTTGCGTTGATCGACAACCTTGCCCTCTGGGTAGTCCTTGCCCTCGGGAACCACTTCAAGGTTTGGCGATTCGCCAAGGCTGATTCGGTTGATGTTCTTGAAGTCGTCAACCGACTGGGCTTGCCTTACCCATTGGTCCCAAGTGTATGGGGCCTCTACGTAAGACGCCGTGAGGGTCTTGCTGGCCGCATCCAAAAGCAGGCTAGAAAACGATCCGCTTGTGTGGTAAACGTCGGACGATCGACGGATATTCAATCGGCCAGTAATCCCTGGATGGCCCATTGCAATGCGAACGATATCGCCTTTGTTGTGATGCTCTGGATTAACACCCATTCGCCGGACGCAAGCCTCGGCAAGCCGATAGAGCCCAAGATTGCGGAAGTGTTCCGCGCCTTGAACGTCTGGAGCCTTTTGAGTCTTGATCTGGCCTTGGTAGCATCGCTGAACCAAGCCCGCCGAAGCCTGAGCCATGAACTTATCATGCTCGCTTTCGGTCACGCTGAAACTGGAGCCCTCGACGGCCCCGCCTAGTGGTTGAGAAGCCATCTTTCGGATGATCCTTTCTTGAGCGATTTCAACGGTAACGGATGGATCGTCAACCAAAGAGTCTGCAAAGCTACGCTCAAGCTTTGCAACCATGCAATGGGCAACGATAGTCTTGCGTCGGTCGTCGTGTGCCTTGAGTTGGCGTGCAACTTCGGCTTCGACTTTCTTTTCGGTGTCTTCGGTTGGCTCGACATGCTCGGCCCGCATAGTTTCTTCGGGCTCTTTGTCCATGCCTGCCATCGATTCGACTTGCCCCATCGGAGCCGCGTCAGAACCGGATTGGCCCGCTGCTTTTCCTGCGAGGAAAATCACAATCTGTTCAAGGTCGGTCATGCCCTCAGGCAACCCAAGACCCTTCAACGTTGCCATTAGGCTTTCGTCCATTCTCTCAACCCTTTCCTGGTCGTAAGACCGTCTAACAGTAGAATTCGGATCCGCGCCCGTTGCGCAGATCGAAGCGTTATGCGGTTCCCATGCGGTAACAATCTCCGCTGGACCCTCAATCACCTTGCCTTGTCGGGTGGTGTACGTTTGGCCCTCTCGAACGAATTGACGCTCTAGGATCTGTGCGTCAATCGAGAAGTCATTCAGATGGCCTTCGGTGTATCTTGTCGCGACAATCTGAGAGTCCGCATCGCTTGCGAAATCGGGCAAGCCAAGCAACTCATCGCCCTCGATAACGATATTGCGAATTGAGCCAAA